TGCTCACCGTCGACGCGACACCCGACGCGGATCTCTCTGACACCGCCACCAGCGATGCGCCGGCGGAAGCTGCGACGTCCGACGCGAGCGCCCCCGAGGCGGCCGTCGATGTCGCGCTCGAGGCGGCCACCGACGCGCCCTCAGACGCTGTCGACGGGGCCGCGGCGTGTGTCGATCGAGACGGCGACGGGTACGGCACCGGCTGCGCGCGAGGGCCCGACTGCGACGACACCGACCCGCAGCGACACCCCGGTGCAACGGAGCGCTGCAACGGCCTCGACGATGACTGCGACGGAACCAGCGACGTCGCGCGGAGCGATGCACTCGACGCCTGGTGCACCACGCTCTGGCGCACGCAGTATACGCGCAGGAACTTCAATCCGATGGAGGATCTCGCTCGCTGCTACATCCCTCCCGCGATGCCTCGACCGTCCGAGCCGAGCTGTCACCCCACTCGCGTTGCCTGTGCGGCCGTGGGCTACAACCCCTCGACGGCGTGTCTCTGCTTCACGTCAGCGGACGAGAACTTCGCGTGCCCCTGACCGCTAAGTGAGACGGTCGATGGTGAGGGTGTTGAGCACCGGCACGTAGCCGACCTGGATCACCTGACGCGACGCAGGTTCCGTAACCGCAGCGTCGATCACCGTGTCGGCGTTGAGCGCGTAGGTGAGCAGCCGCGCAGGCACGAGCGTGTCGGGTGCGCCCCACGACGTTGGAGGGAAGCGCGAACTGCGACCGGGTGTCGACACGTCGCCCGAGCCGAACGCGTCGAAGTGTCTGCACACCGCGCTTCGAATCGAGTCCCACACACCAGGATCAGATCGCACCAGCGCGCCCGTGAGACCCACAGTCGAGGGGAGCGGAGTCGCGAGCGTGACGTTGTTGCCGCTGCGGCTCGCGATCTGACAGAGCGCCCACCCTCCACGGATGCCAGTGCGCTGCCCGTGAACGTCTAGCGGGTAGAGCACGGCGATCGTGTCGTCGGTGCTCAGGCCCGAACCGCTGCTCAGGGTGATGTGCGTGGAGTCGGTCACCGAGGTGATCGTGCGCGTTCCCACGAACACGAACTTCGAATCGTCCGCTACGCGCACCTGGATGGTCACGTCGATGAGCACCGCCGAGGCACGCACCGCGCCCCAATCCTCGCGTTCGATCGGAGCAGGATACCACTGCTGTTGCAGCGCTCCCGCGAGCGCGTTGCCGTCGGCGTCGTGCGTGCCGTCGATGAAGCGGTTGATCGCCGTGCAGAGATCCTGCGACGGCCGCCGCGAGAACGCCGGGGCGAGGCCCGCGCCGAGCGTCCCGTCGGCGAGCTGCACGTAGCTGTCGGCCGCGGGCGCGGGGTTCACGGGCACGAGCGTGACGCAGCCGAGACGATCGCGAAGCGTCGCCGGGTCGAAGCACGGGTGCACGAAGCAGTCGCCGACGCCCGCGACCTCGAGCGCCTTCGCCCTCCAGTCGGCGCGGTTGCCGCTGGCGGGGCGTTCCTTGCGGCGCTCGAGGAGCCGCGCGCGAAGCGCGTCGTCGCCCTCAGCCTCCTCGCCCTCGCGCGAGCTGGCGTTCGAGACGACGGTGCCCGTGGCCGCGAACCCCGTCGGAGCGCTCGACCACGTGAGCACCGTGCCCGTCACGAGGTTGCCCACGACGCCCGCCGTCGTGCACTGGCAGACCACCGTCGCAGCGCCTGCGACGTCGGTCTCGATCGAGGTGAGTGCCGCGCCCGTGGCCGGGTCGATCGGCGTGAAGCGGAGGCCGCCCGCGCTTCCAAACGTCGCGCCTCCCACGGCCGTCGTCGACGACAGGGGCCCCGACACCGACACGACGCGGCGCGAGGTGCTCGCTGGCTTGCGCGCGGTGCCGTCGTCCGTGGCGAAGTCGTCGAGGTCCTGTCCCGAGGCGAAGCGCAGAAGCACGCGATGAGCGGCCTCTTGCGCGCCGAGGCCGAGCCCTTCGAACTCCAGCGCGAGGGCGTCGAGCTCGTTGTAGGCGTCCGAGCCCTCGGTGATGTCGAGGTCTTCGCCGCGCAGGAGGTAGCGCGAGCGCCAGTTCTCGAGCGCGCGGTTGCGAATGATGGCGGCGCTGTCGGCGGTGAAGCTCATCGGGTCGCCTCGGGAGTCGTTTGCGTGCGGCCATCACGGCCCTTGAAGGTCACGCTGTAGATGAGCGCGGAGCCACCGCCTGCGAGCGGCTTCACGGTGCTCCTCACCTCGACGTCGCGGAGCACGCCCGAGCGGATCCACCGGGCGAGCGCGACGAGCACGTTCTGACGCCACACCGCCGCGGCGTTGGGCGCCGCGTTGTCGACGCCTCGCACGCCGTACGACGGGTCGCGCGCGGCGCTGCCGAGCGGCGTGCGCAACACGTTCTGCACGATCGCGAGCTCGGGCGAGAGCGCGCGGGCCCAGGTGCGCCGAGAGCGATCCATCACGCGATCGCCGGTGGCCGGGTCGATCTTGCGGGCGAGCATCAGTCCTCCGCGCGCACCTTGTTGCTGCCCTCGGTGATGGTGCCGTTGCACTCGACGGGCGCGGTCGTGGTGAAGGTCGTCGGTGTCATCCCCACGGTGCCCGTGAGGGTCGTGCCCGCGGGAATGGTCACCCGCACCGCGTCACCCACACGCGCGACCTTCTTCGTCGCGGCGCCGCCGAGGTTGATGCGCGCCGCGTTGACGTCGATGCGATCGGCCAGCAGGCGCAGCGCCGTCGAGACGGAGCCCGCTGCGAAGACGCGCGTCTCTCCTGCGTCGAGGTCGGTGGGCGTCCGGGCCTTGTCCCAGAGCTTGAGCACCCAGACCTCGTCGCCGTCCTGGTAGCCCAGGGCGCGCAGCGTCGAGGCGATCACCGGACGCACCGCGACGCCGAGCTGCGAGAGCACCGCGGCATCGTCGACGGGCTCCGCCGAGTCGCTGTCTCCCTGGTCACCGACGCCGCGGAGCTGCGCGTGCAGCAGCTTCGACGTCGCGTCGATGGCGGCACGCGTCACTTCGAAGAGCGAGAGCATCGGTCACACCTCGGGGTCAGGCTCGACGACGAGCGCGCCGCGCGGAACGAGTCGCAGGGTTGTGGTGTGTCCGCTCGCGCGAGAGCGGGAGAAGGTCACACGCGTGACGAGCCACGCGCCCGTGGCCCTCGTGAGCTCGTCATCGAGGTTGACCATCGTGTTCACGGTCCAGAGGCGTCCTGCGTTCGAGAAGCCCTGCACCGTGGCCTCGTACGACTCCAGCGAGGCGTTGGCGTGGGCCAACTCGATGCGTGCGCGCTGCTCCGCGATCTGCGGCGTGCGAGCGCGCGTGTCACGGATGTACCGAGGGCGCGGCGTGTACACGTCGGCGATGCGTGCGTGCGCGAGGCGCTCGTTGAGCACCGTGGCGCGGTGACGAGCATCTTTGCGCGCGGTGAGGCTCGCGTGGCCGAACACCGTCACCTCGGTGGGCACCTCGGTGACATCGAGGTCGCGAAAGCCCGAGAGGAGGTTGCCCTCCCACGTCGCACCGCTGTCGCTCGTTCGCACGCGTCGACGCACCAGCGACTGCGTCGCGGGCGAGTCGTACGCGGGGCGGTCGATGACGAGCCCCGCGCCTGAGCCGTAGGGCACCGGCCAGACGAGAAAGCCGTGTCGACGGCATAGCGCCTCGATGAAGGGCCAGACCTTCTCGCCGGGCTTGGGCTTGAAGCGGTCGACGTGGTGTCCTCGGCGCTTCCGCCTCGTCGTGCGTGCACCTGGCCTCGCGCCTGCCTGAATCGCGCGGGCGTCATCAGCGTCGGCGCCGATCACCACGCCGAGACCGAGCGGTGCGAGCGCTCGCTCGGCGACCTCTTCGAGCGTGGCACCGCGGAGCGAGAGCGACGGGTCCACGTCCGAGACCATCGCCGCGGCGATGGCATCACGGCCCGAGAGCGTGAGCGGTGCGCCCGAGCGCGAGGCCCCGTCGCGGATGCGCTCGATGGTGCCTCGCAGTTGTGGTGCGCCGTCGATCTCGACCGACACGGGAGCGAGGCCTCGGGCGACGTCGCGGATCGTATCCCACGAGTCGGAGCGTCCCTGACGCCAGAGCGTGACGGTCCACGGAGAGCCCGCCGATAGCATGTCGCGGGTGATGGTGACCTCGTCCCACGAGCGCACCACCGTGCCCTCTGCGCCGATGCGCACGAGCACCTCATGACGCGTCGCCATCAGTCCACCACGGTGATGCGAGTGCCCGCGGCGATGCGCGAGGGGTCCGTGATCGCGTTCGATCGCAGCAGCTCCGCCGCGCGACGAGGATCACCGAAGACCTCGGGCAGCGCAGCGACGCGCGCGAGCGACATCTCAGCGGGCACCACAATGGTGCGCTGCCCCGCGGTGGCGTAGCGCGCTCGATACGCCAGCGTCGCGGTGAGCAGCTCACCGAGCGCTGCGCGGTAGTCATGCGAGGTTGCGGCAGAGGCCGACGGAGCGGTGATCGCCGATTGCACCGAGCGCACGAGCGCGTCGAGGCGAGCGTTCGCTTCGAGGTACGACCGGGGCGCCGCGTCGAGGTACGAGAGCGTGTCGTCGACCGCTGGAGCGAGCGGTGCTGCGCCCGAAGGAGCGAGCGCGTCTGCCGCGTCGGCTGCGGATTGCATCGCAGCGTCTGGGGCTGTCGACGTCGGTGCGAAGTCGATGAGCTCGGACTCGCCGCGCTGCTCGGTGAACGAGAGCGTGAGCTCGATGCCCCTGCGCTCGCGCACGTTGACGAGCTCTTTCGCGTCGTCGAAGTGCACGAGCATCAGGCCCCTCGTGGGGTGCGTGAGATAGCCCTCGGGCGTCGACTCCAGCGCTCGCACGAGTCGCGCGTATTGGTCGGGAAAGAGCGCCGGTCCCGTCCACCCTCGGAGGCCGTTCTTCATCACGGCGCGCATCGACACCGCGACGGGCTTCGGTCCCGTGGTCTCGATGTCGGCGCCGCGCTCCCCATAGCCCTGGTGCCGCGCGGAGTCGTGACCGAACGCCGTCTCGATGTCTGCTCCCGGGAACTCGATCCCCTCGTACGCGCAGAGCGAGAGGTTGCGGCCGAGCTCGTCGCTCACGGCGCCCTCTGTCCGCGCGTGGTGGCCGTGGTCGCGGCGTGTACGGCGTCGTGCTCCGAGATCGTGGCCGTGATGTGAGCGCCCGCGATGGCGCTCGCGATCCGCTCGACCGAGCGATCGGAGAGCTCGACCGAGGCCGCGTTTCCTGCGCCCGCTGGCGTTCGACGACGCGCCCGCGCAGCAGCGAGCATCCGCGACTCCTCGTCGCCGCCCACGATGCTGTCGCTCGGGTAGAGCAGCACGCCGCCTCCGACCGCACCCGCGGTGATCGCCGCAGCGCCCACGCCAGCCGCGCCGAGGCCCGCCATCGCCTGAGGAGCGTTCCTCGCAGCAGCGCTGTACGCATGCCGTCCGAGCAATCCCGCGAGCGGTCCTGCGACGGCCGAGAGCATGGGGTGTGCGGTCATCCAGTCCGTGACCGTGTCGCTCGCGTTCCTGACCGTCGACGGAGAGCGCGCGTCGATCATGCCTCGCGTTCGGGCGCGCGTGAGGTTGGTGAGGTCCTCGGCCTGCACGATCGCTCGCGTGCGCGCCACGTCGGCATCGCCCACGTCTCGCGCGCCTGCCCTGATCTCGGAGGCGATGTCCCAGCCGGTGCGTCCTCGCTCGTCCTGGCCCGCCATCAGCGCGACCAGCTCGCGTTGGTTCTGCATCAGCACCTGCCCATGATCGCCCTGACGAGTGCCTCGACCGAGGAGCGCGCGCACACGATCGGGGTCACCGCCCGCGATGGTCGCCATCACTCGCCCGAAGCTCTCTGCGCCCTGCGCGCCGAGAAACTCCTCTCGCAAATGACCGTCCTGAAAGAGCATCGAGGTCTGTCGTGAGTTGGCGCCGAACTCGCCGTTCAACCGGGTGAGGAGCGCGCGCTGAATGCGAGGGTCGTGGAGCGCGCTCTTGAGCTGTCTGTCCGCGCTCCCAGCCGAGGCGCCGACGAGGCCGCGGGGCGCGAAGACCTCGAGCTCGGTGAGCGTCTGGGTGAAGGCTTCGCGCTGCGCGGCGAGCACGTCGGCCTCGCTCGCGTTGGGGTTCAACCGTCGCGCGTTCGAGCCCGCGGCGCTGGTGTTGGCCGCGATCGTTCGGAGCTGCTGTGCGGTCATCGCGCCGAGCTCCACGCCACCTCGCCGGGTGATTCCTACGGCCTGACGAAGCAGCTCGGGTGACGCGTTCGCGCCGAGCGCGCCGCGCAGTCGCATCATCTGCTCGGGGTCGGTCAGCGTGTCGTGCGCGAGCTTCGCCGTCGAGAGCTGCTCCTCGAGCGCCGCGCGTCGAGCCTCGGGCGTCGCCCCCTGGAGCGACGAGAACTGCTGCTGCCCGTGCTGAAGCCCGAGCGCCAGCGCAGACGGGTCGATGCCCTCGTCACGTGCGAAGGCCATCACCCGAGTCTGCATCGCGCTGACCTCGGCGCTGGTAGCACCAGCCTCGCCGAACGCGCTGGCGAGCGTCGAATTGATCTCCGCGACCTCCATGCGTGGAGCCTGCGTGGCACCATGCACTCGGCCACCGATCTCTGCGACGGTCGCGGCGGCCTCGCGGGCGATGGCCTCTCGACGCTTCGACTCGCGGCGCGTGGCCTCCGTCTTCCGATGCTCGGCGCGTTCGTGGTTGGCGATCATCGCGAGCGCGAGGGTCTCAGCCTGACGCTTCTCTCGGTCGGTGAGGCTGCCGCGCCGACCGGTCTCCTGCTCCATGATCGCCGTCGCTCGCTTGTGAGCCGCGGAGAACGCCTCCGAGAAGCGATCCTGCGCAGCGCCCTGGAGCGCGAGCTCACGGAGTCGTGCGCGGGTGACGCGGTGAGCGCGCTCGATGTCCTCGCGGGCGCCACGCTCACCCGCGGCTGCGCTCTGTCGAAACTGCGCGGCCTCTTGCTGGGCGGTGTCTCTCGCCCCACGAGCGCGACGGGAGCGTGACGCCGCGAGCGCGCGGTCGAGCCTGTCGACCAGGGTCTGCACCTCGGCCCCGCCCTCGGTGCGTACTCGGAGAACGGCCTCGCTCATCGGTCAGTTCACTCGCTGCGGGGCGTCGGATGCCAGTGTCGAGGAGGCAGGAGTCCGTCGCGTTCGAGGCGGTACTCGGCCCACTCCCTGTTCAGCCGTTCGAGGAGCTCGAGGGTGTCGAGAGGTCGGCCTCGCCCGTCGCCAGCAGCTCGATGATCTCCCGCATCGTATCGGCCTCGCAGGACGTCAACCAGACCGACAGCGAACCCTCTTTTCCCATCTGGCGCACCAACCTCACGATCTCCGCCGCCTGCTCGGGCGTCTTCGCTTCGAAGCGCTCGCGCTCGAAGTCGTCGAGGAGCGCGATGAGCGCTCGGCGCTGGGGCTTGGTGAGCTTGCGGGCCTCGTCCGACGACTCGAAGAACGCGTCATCGGGGTCATCAGGATCACGCACCACGAGGGTGATGAGCTCGACCTGACGCTCTCGCTCGTAGAGCTCGGTCTCTTGCGCCACCGCGAGGTCGAGCGCGCTCATCTTGTACTGGCCGGTGAGGCGCTTGCGGGCCTCGACCTCGGCCTCGGCGTGCTCCTCTTCGTTCGGGCACCAGAGCGCCACGCGCGTCCCTTCGAGGCCGGGGAAGTCCACCGTCTTCGTGGGCCTCCCACCTGTGCGAGCGAGGGCGCGTGCGAAGGGTGAGTCCGCGCTCTCTTCGTCGTCGTTGGGGCGGCGCATCACGCGGCCTGCCTGTCGCCGGAGAAGGAGGCCGAGAAGGTCGACTTGCCCTGCGCGGTGTCGAGGCCGAGCTCCCCGAGCTTGCCCGTCGCCTTCGCGACGTTGCTGCCCACCTGGACCTTGAGCTTCACGTCCTCGTCGCCGTCGATGAACCCCACGATCTTGTTCACGTAGCTCTCGCGACGGAGGACCGCGCCCTTGATGTCTGCCGTGAAGAGGTTGGGATCCTCGCGGGTCTCTCCCGAGAAGCCGAGCGTGACCTGTCGGTTGAGTTTGCCACCGAACTTCACCGACACCTCGGCGGCGTCGGACACGAGCGTGCCGTTGATCCAGAGCTTGCCCGTTCCGGCGAAGTCCTTGCGTACCGTCGTTCCCATCGTCGTTGCCTTTCACGCCCTCGCGAGGGCGATCACTCTCAGCCGATCTGCTGCGCCTCTCCGACGACGCTGTGGAGGTGGGGGATCACCGCGAAGGGGACGCGGCACACCACGTACTGCGTGCCGTCGACGGTGAGCGGCTCCACGGTCACCTGCGGCGCGTGCTGCGCCACGTTCACGAGCAGCGCCTCGCCCTCCATGTCCGCGAGGATCGACAGGATGTCTTCGCGGATCGCAGCGGGCCAGATGACGAACTGGGACGACGGCGCCTGCTCGATGGTCGCGGGGTCGGGCACGAGGTTCTTGTCGGCGTAGTTCTGCACCGCGAAGGCCTCGCAGCGATCGGCCACCATGTCCGCGACGGCGACCTTCGAGGTGTCGCGCACGAGGTAGCTGGTGCCTCCCGAAGCGTTCTTCGTGCGAGTCGTGACGGGCCTCACCACCGAGGCGTAGCCGGGGTGGAGGTTGTCGTGCCCGAGCGGCGTCACGCCGCTGTTGAGCAACGCGTCGACCTGCACGGGCGTGAGGCGCTCCTCCTCGTCGGTGGCGAGAATCGCGGGAGCGAGCGAGAGTCCGTTGCCCTTCGCAGCGCGGTACTGCGACTCGCCGGGGAGGCGCCCGTCACCGTAGGTCTTCGCCGCTGCGTAGGCCGCCGCGAGCTCTCCCGTGGTGTTGTGAGAGCGCCGGTTGTAGACGATCGTGACGCGGGGCTCGTTGAGCGCGACGGCGTCTCCCTGCGCAGTCGAGAGCGTCTCTTCGATCGAGCCCACGACGCCCATGCAGCGACGCCCGACGTTGATGGACGACTGCGCCACGAGGTGCGCCGCGAGGCGTCCGCGGTTGGTGTCGTCGTCGACGTCGACCACGATGCGGTCATAGCGATCGCCTGCGATGGCCGCGAGCGCATCGGTGAGGTTCACAGCGCCCACGCCCGCGACCGCAGGAGCCGCTGAGCCGAAGTAGCCCTTGCCGCTGGCCGCAGCGCCCGCACCGTTGAGGTCGACGGTGATGCCCGGCGCGGTGCATTCGAACACCACGCGGAGCTGGTTGCCGACGACGCCCGCGTTGGCGGCGGTGAGCGTGAGCTGGTGTTCGCTGCCCGTGCCTCCGACCGCCGCCGTGCAGGGGAGCTCGGAGACGGCGGCGACCGCAGCGCGCACGAGATCGGCCGCGGCGACGGCGGTGGTCGACGACGGGATGACGACCTCCGACAGGAGCATCCCAGCGATGCGCAGTCGAAACACGCCCGCGCCGGTCGCGGGGCCCGCGAAGTCGAGCCGAGCGGTGGCCGCGGTGGCTCCGCCCGGGTCGGCGATCGGGCAGACGTAGAGCGTGCCCCTCGGAGCGATGGCACGGAACGCCCGCACCGCCATCGCGAGCCGAGAGCGCGCGCCGAAGCGGGCCTCAGCGTCGGTGGTGTCGAACACCTGCGTCGCGACGTTGACCGCGGCGGTTCCTGCGCTGGTCTTCTGCGCGAGGAGCACCACGTCGAGCGCCGCAGAGTCCGCTGCGGCGGCTCCGACGCCGAGGAGCACGGCGAAGGCAAACATGGGCGTGGGCGAGCTGCTGAGCCCGCTGGGGAGCGTGGTCATGGTCGAAACCTCGGTGGTGTCGGTCAGTCGGAGGGGAGCGATTGGAACGACGAGAGCGTGACGGTGGCGTCGTCGGTGTCGGGCGATGCGTCGTCGACGTAGCCGCGCACACCCGCGAGCGGAGCGCCTGGCGTGGGGTTCTCTTCGGGCGTCGACTCGTCGAGCCCGATGCGCGCTGAGAAGCGGAGCGCGTGCGTGTAGCTGGTGCCCCGCTTGATGTGGTGCGGTCGGTGGCTCACGAGGCGCACCACATCGCCGTCGAAGAGCCCGGGGATCACCAGCCCGACGAGCGCCTTCTTCACCGCGCGAGCGCAGGCGAGCACGCCCGTCTGTCCGACCGTGCCCTTGAGCGCGGCCTTGTCGCTGCGCGTGTCGGCGACGGTGACGTACACGCGAAACACAAGTCGCTCGACCACGCCGATGTTGTGCCCAGCGGTCTCGGCGACGGCGCCGCCGTGGCCCTCTGGGATCGACTCCTCGAACGCGAGCAGCGCCGACGGAGCCTTGGCGAGCGTGGCCGAGTCGACGCCCGTGTCCTGCGTGACCTCTCCGGCCCAGCGGTCGACGAGCACGAACGGCCCCGGTGGCGTAGCGCTCTTGAGCAGAGAGGAGAGCGCGACGAAGAGCGCGGCCTCGACCTCGTCGTCGGTGGCGTGCGTGGCAGACATCAGCCGAGCCCCGACGCGCGCACTGCGCTTTCGACGGCGTCGTGCAGGTGGTGATCGATGCGTCCCTCGCTCCGTTCGAGCGAGCGCTCCAGCCAGTCGCCCCGACGTTGCGCCACGAAGGTCGCGTAGTCCGCGTTCGCGATGACCTCGCCGCGCAGCGTGTCTCGCATGAAGCTCCCACGCGGGGCGTACGCTCGGGTGCGTCGCGTGAGCTCGCCCGTCTGGTCGGTGTACGGGTGGTCGTTGCGCGCCTCGGTGGCGATCACCTCAGTGACCTCGCGCACGGTCGCCTCGAGCTGGTCGTCGAGGGCCTCGCCGAGCGCGTGAAGGCCCTCGGACCACGGCGCGAGGTCGAGCTCCAGTGCGAGGTTCAGAAGCCGCTCCACGAGCTGCGGTTGACGGCGTCGGTCCAGGGCATCGGAGCGGCCTCGACGCTCCCGATGCTGGCCGTCGGTTCGACCGCGCCGCGCTCGGGGATGCGCCCGCGGTTGTCGGTGGCGAGGCGTGCGAGGCGCGCGTCGGTGTCTTTGTAGATAACCCTGAAAGGAGCCTTCTCCGCGTCACCGAGCGAGCGCATGCGCACGGCGCACCAGAGGCAGCGAAGCGCGACGATCTGCTTCACGCTGTCAGGAATCGCATCAGTGAACGGCGCTCCGTGCGACGCCGCGAGGTGCTCGTCGACCTCGGTTTCCGCGGCGCATACCGCGCGAACAAATGCCTTCTCGTCGCTGGAGTCGTCCGCGACAGCACCGTCGCCATCGAGGTCAAAGACGCGCAGAAAGTCATCTGGGCCGAGGCTCTCCAACACGTACGCTTTCGCGGTTGCCGCGTCGGTGCCTACGTATCGAGGGGTCGAAGCCATCGCAGTTCCGTTCGATGCTGGGGTTGCAAGCGCGGCCACACAGCGCGCGCCTGCTCGGATCGTGATCAGTCGGCGATCTCGACAGCGACCGCGAGGTCGACGGTCGAGGAGGTCCAGCCGGAGCCGGTGCGCACGCGGACGTCGAGCACGTCGCCCGCGGCGATGTCGGCGCGCGCGAACTGGAGGCTCTGGCGCGTGGTGAGCGTCGACGGTTCGACGCCGACGATGGAGCGTCCGCGGCGGATGAGGGCTGCGCCCTCGGCCGCGGCGCCGAGGATGAGGAGGAGGAGCCAGTTCATGGCTCAGCCGCCGATCACGTCGAAGGCGTCACCCTCGACGAGCCCATCGTCGGCCAGCTCCTCGAGCGTGGCGCGGAACTCCTTGCCGCCCGCGACGCGCTGGGGCTTGCCCTGGGCGTTGGTGTAGCGGAGCCCGTGCTTCGCGCGGAGGGTGAGGACCTCGCCCTTCAGGCGCGGCCCGCGAGGGCGCACAGCAGCCTCGCCGGTGACGCGAGCGAGCTCCGCGCGGAACTCCGCCTCGCGGCTCTGCCAGAGCGTGTCGAACTGCTCGCGCTGCTCGGTGAGCTGCTTCTCGTGCGACTCGTGGGTGTTCGTGAGCGCCACCTCGAGCTCCGCGACGCGAGCGCGCTCCGCGGCGAGTTGCTCTTCGAGCGTGGGCTCCGCGGGCTTCGCGGGGGTGGTGGCGGTGCTGATCTTGTCGGTCTTGTCGACGGGCGCGGCCATCGCGGCGAGCGCGACGAGCGCGAGCGATTGCTTCATGCGCATGGGGTGCTGGTCCTGGTGAGAGTCGAGGGTGCGAGGCGAGGAGCGAGAGGAGCTGCGGGCGCAGCGTCAGATCACGTGCGCCCGCAGCGGCCGATCAGGAGACGCGACGGACGTTCTTGATGACGCCCGCGAAGTCCGAGCCGACGAACATGGGGTCCGAGTCCATGCGCGTGACCCACACCTTGTCGGAGCCCATCGGGCCCTCGGGGTCGAATGCGGTGCGCACCGAGATGCCGCCCGCGCCGGGGAGCACCGTGCGGAAGCGGCGCGTCGAGGTGAGCATGTCGCGACCGGGGTTGACGTGGCCCATCCACAGGTCGGTCTCCGACCAGCAGCGCGAGACGTTGCCCGACGCGTCTTCGATCAGCACCTTGCTGATCAGCACGTTGGCGATGCCGAAGAAGCCAGCGAAGTTCTGCGGCGAGACGAGCCCGTTGTTCTCGCGCCACGTCCCCACGAGCATCGCGCGCAGGTCCGCGTTCGTCTGCGCTGCGCTCCATGCGAGGTCCGAGAACACCGCGTGGTTGACCTCCGCGGGGATCGCGAGCAGCAGGTCGAGCACGTCCTGCACGGGGTCCGCCGACGCGCCGCCGTTCCACTGATAGCTCGACCCGAGCGTGATGACGTTGCCGCTCGGATAGTTCGACGAGGTGTGCAGCGCCGTCGCGACGTCGCGCTCCATCTCGCGGTCGTGCATGCCCATGACGAACTCGGTCTCCGAGCTCATCTGGTTGAACGTCGGCGCGATGTTCTGCGTGAGGCGGTTGATGCGGCCAGAGAGAGAGCGGGGCTGCGTGGTGAAGGTCTGCGAGCTCACACGGCGCGAGACCTCACGCACCTGACCGTTGGGGCCGATGCGCGAGTCGACGACCCGACGCTGCCCCGAGCGATCGAAGACGTAGTACTGCCCCGACACCAGGGGCTCGGTCTGGATCGGGCAGACGCGCGCGTGGATGGTCTCGTAGTTCTTCCACTCGAGCGCGGCCTGCGTGAGGAGCTGCGTGACGAGCGTGTCGCCGTAGTCGAGCCCGAAGGTCTCGCGAAAGCGCGGCCCGACCTCGGTGTACGGCGTGTTGCCGAGCGAGCGCATGAACTGCCCGAAGCGAGGGTCCGCCGAGAGCCGCGCGGTCTGCGGATCGACCGCGCCCTGCGCCGGCGCACCGGCCTCGGGCGGACGTCCCACGAAGGGCTGCCCGAGCGTGAAGCCCGCGAGATTGCCCACCTCGAAGGTGCCGCCGTGCACCGCGGAGACGCGCTGCGCGAAGAGCTCGGGGTCGGTGCCGCGCATCGCCAGGACGCGCGCGGCCTCGGGGTGCATGCCGAAGGCGTTGGCCGCGTGCATCTGGCGACGCTGCACGCCCGTGCGGATGAAGGGGCTGAGCATGATGTGTGATCTCCGTGCCGAGCGTGCAGCGCGGCGGGTGCGAGGCAGTCGTGCGGTGGTTGGTGGTGAAGAGGTTGAGGAGAGAGGCTCAGCTCACCTGCGTGAGCGTGGCGCCGGGCGTGAGGCGGACGCGGACGCGCACGCCCGCGGTGGCGGCGGCGGCCTCCTCGGCGATGCCGACGAGGTGCACCGTGGCGGCCGCGCCGGGCGGCGTGGCGCGCGTCGAGTAAACGCGGCCCTCGGTGGCGTCGGAGGCGACGCTCACCGCGAGGCGGTCACCCGCCTGGATGGTGCCCGAGCCGTCGCTCTCGACCTCGACGACGCCCTCGATGGCGACGTCGCCGGTGGCGCCGGGGGCGATCGCGCGGCGGGTGACGCCCTTGAGCTTGGCGGCGCCCGACACCGACATGCGGTTGATCGGGTTGGCGGCGCTGCTCGAGGTACCGTAGCCGCAGACGCGCGCCTCGGGGATCGTGTAGGACGCGTGGACGTTGGTGCCCGAGGTGAACTCGGCGCACTCGTTGGTTTCGATCATGTGCGTGGTCTCCGTGGGGTGAGGTCGAGGCGGGCGAGCTCACCAGCGTGAGCCGCGGTCGAAGTCGTGGGGTGAGGAGCGGGTGATCAGCCGCCGAGCTCGGCGAGCGCTGCGGAGAAGGTGAGCTCGCGGCCCTGCGAGGCCGCCATCGCGATGTGCGTGTTGACGACGTCTGCGACGATCTGCGCCGCGTCCTGCGCGCCCTCGGGGGTCGCTCCCGCGGCGATGGACTTGGCCGCACCGGGCGCGGCGGGCGCGGTCACGCGGGCGAGGCGCTGCGGGTTCTGACCGGCCTGGATGAGCTCCTGCGCCGAGGGGCGCGGGTGCGCCTTCTGGAAGCCCTCGAAGTCGTGCTCGGCGTGGAGGCGCAGCGACGCCTCGGCCACTTTGAGCTCGGGCTGCACCGCGAAGAGGTCTTCGAAGTATTTCTCGCGCTCGGCCTTCGCGGCGGCGGTCTTCTCGGCGCGGAACGCGGCGAGCTCCTGCTCGAGCACGGGCACCTTCGCGGCGGCGACGGTGAGCGAGGTGATCTTCGCGGCGAGCTCCTGCGGCGAAGCGTTGGGGGCGAGCGAGAGGGCCTTGATCGCGTCGGCGCCAAGGCTGAGGAGCGCGAGGACCTTCTCCTTCGCCTCCTCCTCGTTGGCGGCGACAAGCCCGAAGCGGGCGGCGAGTTCGAGGAACTTCAGCATGGTGTTCTCCGTGGAGTGCGTGCGCGCGGTCTCGCCGCGCTGGTGAACAGTGTCGAGCGCGGCGCGCAGCTTCGCGGCTTGCGCGGGGGTGAGCTTCGAGGGGTCGATCGACGCAGCGATGGGCGCGAGGCCCATGAGGCGCGGGTGCGCGGTGAGCGACCACGACCAGAGCAGCGCACCGAGGCCCGCCCCGGTGGCCTCGTCGACGGCGCTCTTGATGAGCGTGATGCTCCCGAAGCGCCACTTCTTTCCGGGGCCGACGGTGGGCCCGGTCTCCGCGTCGAAGCTCACGCGCCCTTCGAGCGTGGCAGCCATGCGCGTCGAGCCGTCCATCTCGGTGACCTCGCGCTCTCCGACGCGAAGCTCCTCGACGTAGCCGTGGGGCTCGCTCTGCTCGGGGTCGCCGAACCACGAGGTGTCTGCGTGCTCGATGACGACGGGCGCGCAGGGGTAGCGCTTGAAGTTCGCGACGCAGCGCTCGAAGTCTTCCTTCGAAAGCGTGATGTCGCTCTCGGTCATCGACACCGCGTAGGCGAGCTCCACCCAGCGCGTGCCGTCGGACTCGGGCTCCTTCGCGAAACAGTCGACCGTCGCGCCGAGGATCACCGAGCCCTCGGGCATCGTGCGCGGGTCGACGGGCGCGCCGAAGGTCAGCACGCCGAGAGCGAGCGCGAGGGTGAAGCGGTTACGCAGCGGGGGCATCGGAGGCATCGGAGGGGTCCTTCGTGGTGGGGTCGGTGGTCTGCCCGCACGACGCCTCGATGTCGGGGCTCCACAGCTCCGGCGTCGGCGTGTTCGCGGGGAAGATCCCAGGGTTGGCGGCGACGTAGCGCGCGAACAGTTGAGAGATGACCGAGCACACGCGGCGCACGTCGGAGCGCCAGAACGTGAAGCTCTGCGCGTACGCGACCTGATGCGCTGCGCGCGCTCCTGCGACGAGATCGCTCACGCCCGTCGAGCCGTTGATCGCCTTCGAGAGTAGGCCCTCGAGGTGTTGCAGCACCTCGCGCTGTAGCGGCGTGGCGCGCTGGTCGAAGCGCAGCGGCTCGACGCGCGTCGTGTCCGAGAGCACCTCGCGCATCGCGCCTGAAGCGCTCAGCACCACACGACGCAGCCGCTCGACCTCGGCGTCGGTCGAGAAGCGCCCGCCATCGAGCTTCGTCACGCCGGGAGCAGGCAGCGCGGCCTTCGCGCCTCCCGCCGAGTAGTAGCCGATGATGCCCGGTCGACCGAGCAGCTCGACGAGCGCCATGAGGTCGCGCCACGACCACTCGTACATGAGCAGGTGCCACACGCAGCCGGCGTAGAGGCCGTCACAGGTGGGCTGCAGGCCGAGCGGCGAGGTCGTGTGCACCACGAACTTGTCGGGGTGAAACGACGCGATGCGCGTGCCGTAGGGGCCCGAGAACGGGCTCTGCGGATCGTCGGGGTCGTGCAGCCGCAGCGCCCACGGATCAGGGTCTCCGTAGGGCGCCGCGAAGGAGAGCCGCCTCGGGTGCAGCGCCTCGAGGTGGTCGATGCGCACCTCGCGCCCGTCGCGCTCCCACATGACCTCGTGACACGAGCGCTGCCACCACACCGCCATCGCGATCTGGCCGATGGAGTCCGCCCACGAGTGCTCGGTGCGCTGCTGCCACGAGGCGAGGAGCTCGGTGCACGCGTCGGCGGCCTTCTTCGCCGCGCGTCCGTTGGAGCCCTTTCCGGGGCGCACTTCGAAGCGAGTCTCAACGATCGACTCGCGGCGGATCGCGAGCTGGCCGACGAGGTGCGGGTTCTTCTGGAGGAACTCCGCACCGAGGTCGACCCACGGCTGCATCCACCCCTGGTTGCGCTGGTGGATGAGCGCCGCGAGCAGAGCAGGCGTGAGGTAGTTGCCGAGGATCGCCGGATCTCGCTCGGTCGCGGGCGGCGGCTGCGCGAGCGCGCGCAGGAGGTCGTTGACGGAGCTCGCGTCGCTCGGAGCGGGAGTCGGCGCAGCGGCGGCAGCGACGGCCGAGGCGTTGCCCAACCACGCGGCGCGCGCGGCATCAACGGCCGCGGTCGCGGTGCTGGCGATGCGAGTGAGGAGCGTCATCGGTGGTGTCGATGGTCAGCGTCGAGAGGCGAAGCCCGCGAGCTCGCGCGTCGCGTCGGCGTCGTCGGGAGGCAGCGCCGGAGGCGTCGGAGCGTCGTCGGTGTCCAGCGTCGCGAGGGCGGTGTTCCAGGCGTGCGCGGTGGCGTCTGCGTCGTCGTCTTCGACGTCGCCGAGGCCCGTGAAGCGCTCCATCACGCGGAGGTAGTTCGCGAGGTCTTCGCGCGAGCACCCGATGAGCTCCGCCTCCGCGGGCACGAAGAACCTCGGGCCCTCTCCGCGCTGCGAGTCACCGTTCCATGCGGAGGAGAGCGACTGCGCTCGCACGTACTTGTCGCCCACCGCGGCGATGAGCTTGATGGAGAGCTCGAGCACCAGCGTCGCCAGCGACTGCGCTTGGGCGACGCCATCGCGCGAGGCCTCGATGTGCAGCGCCTCACCGAAGCGGCGTTGAAACGCGAGCAGCTCCACCGCGGCGTCGGGCGGAGCGAGCTGGAGTCGCACGAGGCCCACGAGCCAGCCGTGGAGCACTCCATCGATGCGCTTCACGCCGATCGCGACGGCGACCGTGTGATTCGACTTCGTGCGCGCCGAGCCCGCGGGGTCGACCGCGAGCACGAAGCGCAGACCCTCGGGCAGCGAGGTCCATCGCGCGGGCGCCTTGAAGACCTTGCCGTCGCGCGGCCTCGGACGCTGCTGATACAGCGACCACCACCCATACGGACCGAGCTTGCGCCGAATGCGCGCGAGCACCTCGATCGGAAAGCGCTCGGGCCATAGCGCTACGCCCTCGTCCGCGGCCTCACCCGTCGATGGGTCGCGAATCGCCGGGAGGTTGAGCACCTCCCAGATGCGTCGTCCCTCCTCGTCGGTCTCTCGCTCGAGGGTGCCCGCGAGGTCTTCTTCGTGCCATCGGGTGCAGACCACGACGATCGAACCGCCTGGCTCGATGCGCGTGAAGACGTCATCGTTGAACGACTCGAGGATGCGCGATCGGATGAGCGGCGACTCCGCGTCGCGACGGTTCTTGATCGGGTCGTCGACGACGGCGAGTCCGCCGAAGCCCTTGCCCGTGAGCTGTCCTCCGATGCCCGTCGCGGAGAGCCCTCCCTCTTCGGGGGTGCGCCAGTCTTTTACGTTGCTCGCGTCGTCGGCGAGGCGCCCTCCGTGAGCGCGAACGAGCTTCCGAATGGCGCGCGAGTGCGTGTACGCGTAGTCGGCCGCGTAGGTGATGAACGCGTTGAGCCTGTGAGGCTCATGGATCGTCGCGTACGCGAGGGCGCGTCGAACGGTGGTCGACTTCGCGTGCCGCGGAGGCAGGTTGACGATCGCGCGAATGGGCTCTCGCAACGCCCGCTCGAAGAGCGCGTTGAGTTGCGCGAGGTGCCACGGAACGGGCGTGTGCTCAGGCGCTACGTGCTCGATCCACGCATGAAGCGCGGGTGGTGCCTCACGGCGACTGAGCTCCGCGGAGAAGAGCTCGGTGAGCAGGTCGACGTCGTCGAGGCGCACACGTCACGTCGCTCCAGGGGAGGGGGGCTTCGTCGTCGGGGCGGAGGCTTCGCGCTGTGAGCGCAGCGTCGCGATGAGCGTGAGCAGCTCCTCGCGAGGCAGCGCGGCGAGGTACGCGAGGAGCTGCTCCGTCGTGAGCGCGGTGCCTTTCTTGAGCGCCTCGACCTCGGCGCGGGTCTTCGCGCGAGTGAGCTTCGCCTGGCGACGCTTGAGCAGCAGCTCCGCGATGCTCTCGACGCGGGCACCACCAAGACCGAGTGATTTCGAAGCGACGTGGAGGTCTTCGAGCGTGAGCTCAGAAATCTTCTCCTTGCGCGTGCGCTTCAGGATTTCGCGGGTGATTCGCGCGATGCCGAGCCGCACGTTCTCGAGCGTCGAAGTCACCGCCTCCGCGCGTAGGGTGACTCCAGGTGACTTCCCCAGGCGCAAGAGAGCCCGCCTCGCGACCGACTTGTCGACGCCGATGGCCTCGCCAGCAGAGGCGAAGGAGTTGGTGCGTGCGTACTCCCGCGCGAGACGACCGAGGTCATCGGGAGTGAGGGGAGTTCCTTTCGGCATGTGGCTGGGAATCGAGGGCGAGAAGCGCGTACACCGTGCGACGGGCGACTCTCGCATGGCGGATGTTGTCGACGGCCTGCGCCAAGACGGGAGTCACCCTGAACGTCGGGACACTGCGGGCGACTGATCGGCCAGCGCACGTGCCCCCCGAGCGAGCGCTCCAACCGGCGTCACCGATGCACGAGCCCGCGCGAGTCGCACGCTCCGGGGCGGGGGGTAGGTGGTGACGCTGTCGGCGCTCGGGGGGCTTCTGGCCTCGTGCGCGGCCCCATCGTGGGGGTGTGCCGGCGGGAGCGGCGGGCGCATCTCTGCGCGCGTCGCTCGGTCGCAGCGGACGGATTCGAACCGTCGACCTCCGGGTTATGAGCCCAGCGAGCTACCGACTGCTCTACGCTGCTGAGGGGGGCCGAGAGACGTGTCGCTCTCAGCCGGTTGAGTCTGCGGGCGGGGCCAGAGCACATGCAGCGCGCGCCTCATCGCCCCCTTGCCAACGGGCACTGGAAGCTCGATCACGCGAAGCTGCTCAGGGTCACGTGCGGCGCGCACCGCGAACAGCTCCAGCCTCCGCCGCGCGGTGCGAGGCGAACACCGGAGACGCGCCGCGAGCGCGCGATGCCCGAGCGGCTCGAAGCCATCAGGGATCTGTGCGGCGTTCTGCGCGCGCACGTCTGCCACCCGAACCGGAGGGTGTTTGACCACATGATCGGTCGTCAACACGGCCTCGCACGAAATCGTCACGTCGACCTCCATTCGCTCGCGAGCGCTTCGAGGCGCACGAGCCCCCACGCGCGGAGCACCTCCACCGCGGCGAGGCGGGCTGCACGCGCCTGCTCCTCCTGCGACCGCGCGGCATCGAGCTCCGCAGCGCCCTTCGCGTCGATCCGCACCCGCGCCGCGAGCTGGCGCAGGCGTTGGAACCGCATCCCCGCGCCGCGCTCCGCGGCTTCAGCGCGGTCGGCTACCTCCCTCGTCGCGAGCGGGCCTGCCCTGCGACCGTAAACCTCGGCCCACTCCTTCACCCCGACGAGGGCGCCCTGACGTACGGCCCCTCCCCTCTGCGCGAGCCACCACGCAGTGCGCTGCGCGTCGGGCGAAAGGCGTACGTACCGTTCCCACGCCACGCGCGCGGAGGTCAGCGCCCCGCGGTCGTGCGCGGCGTCGAGGGCCGCGGCAGCGTCGCGCTGCTCGCCGCCGGTGCCGGGGTGCTCGCGAGGGTCGCGCGATCGAGCGCGCAGGCCCGCGATGGCGTCGACCTCCGAGAGCACCGAGAGGGCGAGCACCATCGCGCGGAGCTCGGAGTCGCTGAGACGCGGCGGGGGCGTCGAGTGAGATCCGTCA